CTTACCTTTGTAGTCATAGCGCCACAAATACTTCATGCAGTTGCCCTTGAGGTAGCCTTTGAATGCCACTGAAGACATAGACTCTTCAATAGCTTCAATACACTCTATGTTGCCAGTGTTGTAGTGGGTGGGTCTGTTAACATTGTCCATAATCTCTTCAGCTTCTTCGTGAGCTGCCTGCATCCATGCCTCTAGTCCTGTCTTCTCAATAGCGGGTGCTTTCTTTCTCAAGGCATCCCACTGTGCTGGTGTTGCGTCATTGAGCCTCATGTCTAAAATCCTCTTGCAGTTGTTCTAGTTTATCGTTAGCTTTCTCGCTGAAGGCATCTACTAACTCTTCTGAGCTTATGTCTAATATCTCTATGAGTGTTAGTTCGTCCAGCAGCTTTAGCTTATCCAGTAAATCGTAATAGGTTAGAGCCATCCTCTTCTCCGTACTTCTGTCTTAGATAGTTTATACTGACTGGTAGTTCATCACAACCGCCATTGGCTACCTCGTTCAACATCCATATACCAGCCCAGCTTCCGTTAGTCTGGGGAGTTAAGTAGTCCTCATCATGCTGGTAGAATATACCTGAGAACAGTCCTAGTAGGTTTGTGCCATCTGCCTTACGAGCATAGGCTATGTCTCTATCTTGTACATGGCCCATCACACAGCTCATATACTTCTTAGCCAGCATCAGCTTAGCAGAGCTAACTGGCCTGCCCATAACACCTGAAGTAAAGTAGTGGCAGTAGGCGATGTCGTCAATGACAATAGGTTCCAAAAACGGTACAACTTCAAAGCCCATCTCCTCTAACATAAAGTCTTCATACTTCATTAGTCCGTCTAGCTTAGGGTCTGACTCGATAGCTCTCTCGATGCGGTGCTCGTGATTGCCAAGAGTGAACACTAGGCGAGGGTTCCATTGCTTCCACTTGTTACGCTTCAGTCTTTCCTGTTCACGCTGTATAGGCTCTAGGAATACACGCATAGCGTTAATGCCTGCGTTGATGTCGTTGATGTAGCGTCTACCTTCAAAGGACTTCTTACCTACGTCATAGCTGCTGAGACTAGCCATGTCCCAGTGGTCGCCTATGTGGATGATGACATCAGGCTTCTTCTCTGCTGCGTATTCTCCAGCCCATTTGAGATGAGCAGTGCTGTGTCCAGGTTTTACTTGTGTGTCGGGTATTACTAGATGCTTAGTCATTAGTTGTCTCCAGCTTCTTGCCACTGTATGCAAGATTTGTCGAACTTTATTAAAGGCTCTATGTCATCTGGGTTTGGAGTTCTTCCTTTTGGTGTGCCTCCTGTTTGGATAACAGAGAATGTCGCTGCTTTGTTAGAGCCAGTATGTAGAACAATGTATCCCCATTTTCCTTGCTCTCTAAAAACAAAATAGCTGGGAAGTCCTGTCATCTCGCTCAGGTTTATAAGCTCCGCATACTTAGGAACATTTAAGGCACAAAAAGCAGTCTTACCGTCCCCATACCATTTACATTCTGCCCAGCCTACCATAGACCCTTTGTTGTCACCTTCAAACTTAGGCTTATAAAACCAACCATCTAGTCTATACTTTATAAGGTTAGGGTTTTGCCAGTAATGACAACCTAGATGCTCAGACATTATACGCAAAAGTTTTTCTTCGCGTACTTTGTCCTGTGCTGTTTCTCTCATCTGAGTCATTTCTTTCGCCTCTTACGCTCTGCGTTAGTCTTTGCAGTGTGACACTTGTGACACAGTACTTGATACCCTTCAGCTTCTATGAACATTCTATCTATGTAGGTGTTCCAATCTACGAAGCCTACTGCTGGGTCTACTACTGGGTCTATGTGGTCTACTGCTGCGTTGTTGCGTCTGCGTTTCTTTCCTTCTAGCGGTGGTAGAGTAGCTGGAGAGCCTTTGCCACACTTGGCACACTTGTACATCCCTCTAGCTACCCTAGCCGCTGACTTGACATCGTGCTTTACACCCCACTTAGCGTGAGCTTGTCTGAGTGCAGAGACGATAAAGGAACGGAAACGAGCTTCTGTCCATCTTCCGTTATTCCTTGGTTTCATTGAAACTCCATACCTCACCTTCGTACCTGCGTAGCCAGAGCATCCTACCATTCTCTATCACTCTGTCTTCGTCTCCCTCGTACATCTCTACGCACTTGTCGTAAAGTTCCTGCTCAGTAGTACAGTCCTTCAGAATCTTCTCTGACTTCTTCTCACCAATACCTCTGATGCCTATGATGTTGTCAATCCTGTCACCCATCAGTATCTGGCGGTAGAAGAAGCGTAAGCCGTCCTCTGGCTTTACGTAGTACTTGCTATTCTTTACAAAGTTGTAGTGCCATCCTGGAATCTGGTCAAAGTCCTTGTCAAGAGAGACCATGATAGCCTTGTCACCGTGTGTAGTAGCTGCTATAGCTATGGCATCGTCTGCCTCTTCTCCTTCAGTAACCACAGCAGCCCACTTGTCGATAAGGTGTTGGCGTAGTGCCTGAATATGCACGGGCTTAGCCTTATCTTTACGGTTTCCTTTGTACTCAGCAGTAACGGCATATTCCTTGCGGAAGTTTCCTTTGCCAGTGAGATACAGAACATAGTAGTCTGTTTCTTGATCTACGTTGAGCTGTAGCAACAAGTCTGAGACAAAGCCATCGATGGTGCTGATGGCCGTCTTCTCAGATTCTTCGTTACATGACCAGCCTACGCGATAGACTAGAATGTCTGCATCAATTAATATCACAGAGCTTCTTCCATATCTACTTCGACAAACTCTTCCTTGCCGCCGTAGGGTATCAGGTCAGTGACTACTAGCTTGTACATCTTAGGGCTACGTCCTGCTTGGCCTGCTGGAGACTTCCAGTCGTAGTAGGACAATACAGCCTTAGCTTTAGAGCCATTACCTATCAAGATGCCTGTGATCTCTTTACCGTCAGTGTCGTACACACGGATAGGGTGGTTAGACTTCACAGTTACAAAGTCACCTTGACCTTCCTTGTTGCGTACACTCAAGCCCATCATCTCCAGAGCTTCTACTGCTGCTGAGGAGAGCTGTGCTAGGTCTACTTGGTACTTACCTGACATGCGGTTGACCTCTTGTAGGCTAGACCACATCATCTCTGCGTTTACTGTTACTGGTTTTGCTTCACTCATCTTTATTACCTCTTTGGTTGTTTTAGATCACAACTGATCTACGTATATTATACCATATTTGACATGTCTGTGTCAATGCGTTTCTGCCCAGTTGTTTCCTACGTTGTATTCAGCATCAAGAGGGCAGCGCAGGTCTAACACTTCTCCTGCATTCTTGATGGCTCTTACTGCTGCTTTGCCTACTACATCAGCAAAATTCTCTGGTACTTCTATCTGAAACTCGTCATGTACATTAGCCACCAGCTTGTACGGAATAGCGTACGTGTCTAGTGACTCTGCCATCAACACCAGTGCCTGCTTCATTACTACAGCGCCTGCACCTTGTAGCAGCGTGTTAAGTGCTGCATGCTCTGACCTGACCCGCAAGCGTCTACCGTCCAGTCCTGGTAGTGTGCCGCCTGCTGAGAACTTAGACACACGCTCTCGTAGCCTAGCCAGTGCTGGTGTGTTGCGTAGGAAGGAATCTGTGAGCTTCTGTCCTTCTTTGTAGCCACCGCCTACTATCTGACCTATCTTAGCTGGGCCAGCACCGTACAGGAAGGCGTAGATGAAAGTTTTGGCTTGGTTGCGGTCAGTGAGTCCTGCTGCCTTCATGTTAGCTGTGTGGATGTCACCGCTAAGTATCTCGTTGGTGTAGTTCTCATCACGCATGTAGTGTGCAAGCATACGTAGCTCTAAGCCGCTGGCATCACAGCCTACTAGCTTGTGGTGCTCAGGTACAGTCCAGAATGATCTACACTCTTTACCATACGGTGCAGACACAGAAGGCACTTGAGCTAAGTTAGGGCTGTGGTGTGTCATACGGCCTGTTACAGCGCCATTGGTAATCACCCTGCCGTGCACCCTACCGTCCTTCTCGTGAGTTAACCAAGAGTCTATCTGTGCTGCTCTCTTCTGCAATAACAGGTAGTCGTATATCATCTTAGCTTCAGGGATGTCGATGCCTTCCAACACCTTCTCGTTAACAATGATAGCGCCCTTCTCAGTCTGTAGTTTAAACTTAACACCTACACTCTCTAACCTCTCTGCAATCTGCTTACGAGAGCCTACGTTAAACTCAGTCACCTTGTCCTTCAGGCGCTTCCCTGTCTTCTCGCTCCAGCGTTCCTCCACTATCGGTGGGAATACTTTCTGTAGCTCCGCTGTGATCTGCCTCATCTTGTGAGTTATGTCTTGCCACAGCGAAGTAGCTGCTTCTACGTCTAGCATGAAGCCGTTGCGCTCCTGCTGAGCCGTAATGATGTACACCTTCTCTTCTAAATCTACGCACTGCTGTTTAAACTCCTCTCGCTTCAGTGTGTCTGTTAAGTGCTTGTACAGCCTTGTGGTGAGTGCTACGTCCTGCCTGCAATACTCCACCATCTCATCAGACAGTCCACCGTCATAGTCGTGAAAGTCTATCTTGTGATCGCCAAAGCGTTTACCCCAAGAGTCCAGGCTATGTCCACCCTCAAGAGACGGGTTCCAGAGCCTACTGAGCACTAGAGTATCCTTTAGCTTCTCTTTTGGTATCTGTAGTGACCACTGCTTCTCTAGCACTGGAGCATCGAAGCCTATGATGTTGTGACCAATAACGCCTTCTGAGTCACGAAGCAGAGGCTCCAGAGTCTCAGCAGAGTAGTGCTCTAGCATCTCACCAGTCTCAACGTCCTGAGTTACTGCTACCCAGATAGTGTCGTGCTTGGTGTTGGTTTCTATGTCCAGCGTAATCAACATAATACTGCCTCGCTGCGTTAGTTTTGTTGCTGTGTTTATCAAAAGGGTTTAGTCTGTTCAGCTCAGCCTTACTCTCCTGAGCTGTCATTACCCAAGTTCCAATCTTGCTCATATTCTTGACTCTCCATCATGGTGTCAGCTTCACTACGTAGGTCATCTCTGTCAACGGTAGCAATGTCGTCTTCAGTGTAAAAGAAGCAATCATTGCACATATCTAAATACTCACCACTCTCAGCAGATTTCCTTGTAGACTCAAAGTCCGATAAATTCTTGTTACACGCTACACATCTCATTACAGCCCCTCCTCCTTAACCTCATGCATCCTACCAGTTTTCTGGTCAAACAGCAACCCGCCAGCTGGCCCTGTAGTGCCGCAGAAGCGGTTCTTCAGCACTCTGACGTTGGTGGTGTTCCTCTCTATAGGGTCTTCAGCCTGACCATTCCTCTCCAGACCTATCACCATGTCTGAGAGCTGTGCAATGGAGGCAGAGCCCCTGAGCTGTGACAGGCTACTAGCAGCACCTTCCTCGTGGCCTTTGCCGTCAGGCCTCTTCAGGTGACTCACCATAAACAGTGTGATACCAGTCTCTTGAACCAGCATACGCAGCTTGGTGCATATCTCGTCCAGCGCTTTACGCTCAT